GCTAATGTTGTCGAGTTTAGGAACACAGTTGCTAATATGTCGCCAGCTATGTATGAGTTAGAGGCGGCTATAGAATCAGGTCGCTTTCATTACGATGGTAATCCGGTTTTAACATGGATGCTATCGAACGTGGTGGCAAAGATTGACGCTAAAGACAATATTTACCCGCGTAAATCAAAACCAGAACAGAAGATTGATGGAGCAGTTGCCGCAATTATGGCTATCGGTCGGTCTATGGTGCATGAAGAAAGACGCGCAAGCGCATACGATGAGCGGGGAATTATCACCTTTGGATAAATATATAGCTGATTTGATGGGTGTTACCGGGCTTTCAGCCTATGCTTACGGTGCTTATCTGGTCAAACTTGAACTAGCTCTGATCTCGGTAGGCATTATACTGATGATTGTTGCGTATAAAATGGCGCGTTGATAATGATTTTAGATAGATTGCACAAGTCGGCAGCGATAACCACATCCAGCGAACTGGCGAAGTTGAGCATAGGTTCTATTACTGGCTCCGGCGCTATCGTTACGGCAGACACCTCAATGCGATTAAGCGCGGTCTACGCGTGTGTGAGAGTCTTATCTGAATCAGTCGCTCAGTTACCACTGATTTTATACGAGCGATCTGGCAGCAACAAGGAACGGGCTATAGCGCAGAATCTTTACAATCTTTTACATAATGCTCCAAATTCTTTTCAGACTTCCTTTGAGTTTAGAGAAACGCAAATGGCTCATCTCTGTTTAAGGGGTCGAGCTTACGCGTTTATTAACCGATCAGTAACAGGTCGCATTCTTGAAATACTCCCCATGCACCCCGATCAGGTTAAAGCCACTCAAAATAAAGATTATTCGATTAGTTATGTGTTCACTGACGCGGATAAGAATAAGATTCCACTAAGGCAGGATCAAGTATTTAGATTAACCGGTTTATCACTAGATGGGTTTAACGGTATTAGTCCTATCTCCTATCAGCGCGAATCATTGGGTATATCGCTGGCAACTGACAGTCACACTGCGCGTAGCTTTAAAAATGGCGCGAAAATGACCGGCATACTCAAGCATCCGAGTACGTTTAAAGATTCTACCGTTGCTAAAAGAGTGTCTGAATCATGGGATGCTGCATCGAATGGCGAAAACGCCTACAGTACGCCGGTACTAGAGGACGGTATGGAGTGGATGCCGGTGTCTATGACTAACCGAGACGCGCAATATATCGAGTCACGCAAGTTTAATATCGAAGATATTGCCAGAATCTTCAGGGTTCCACCGCATAAAATCGGACATTTGGAGCGGTCAACCAATAACAATATCGAGCATCAGGGCTTAGAGTTTGTGACAGACTCAATGATGCCGTGGCTAGTTCGTTGGGAACAGGCTATTGCTAGAGATTTGCTGACACCATCAGAAAGACAGCGTTATTTTGCTGAATTCTTAATAGACGGTATAATGCGTGGAGATTCTGTATCAAGAGCAGACTATTTTACTAAGATGTGGACTCTAGGCGCATTGTCTGCAAATGAGATAAGGGCAAAAGAAAACATGAATCCGCGAACCGATGCAGGTGGCGATGAATATGTTAAACCTTTGAATATGGCAGGAAATGAAAATGCACAAATATAGAAACGAGCGAACAGCGAAAAGCATTTCCGCTTATTGGGGTAAACCGCTAAAGGATCGTGAGTGGTATTCTGTTGATACAAGCTCAGGACAATCTGAGGTTTTAATCTATGATGTGATTGGATGGCCTTATGTTGATGCTGGAGAATTTACGCGAGAATTTAAATCGATTAAATCCAAAGAAATCACAGTTGGTATAAATTCTCCCGGTGGTGATGTGTTTGACGGTACTGCTATTTATAACGTAATTAAAGACCATCCTGCAAAAGTTACAACTAGAATAGATGGTGTTGCGGCAAGTATGGCATCTATCATTGCATTGGCCGGTGATGAGATACAAATTGCGTCAAATGCTTATTATATGATTCATAACCCGTGGTCTATGGCTATCGGTGACTATAGAGATTTTGAAAATGAGTCTGGATTGTTAAGGCGCATTGCGAATACGCTTGCTGAGACATATAGCGAGCGAACAGGTCAGAAACTGGATGCAGTTCAGCAAATGATGGATAATGAAACATGGATTATTGGTAAAGAACTGGTTGAGCAGGGATTTGCTGATAAAGTGATTGGCGAAGGCAAAAAAGCCTCATTTGATTTGTCGATGTATGCCAATACACCAAAAGATATTAAGTCTGAAACTGTGAAAACGCCGGTAAAGACTGAAAGAGAACTAGAGCAGGTACTTACGCGGGACGCTGGGTTATCACGCTCACAAGCCAAGGCTATTATAAAGTCTGGGTTTAAACCACTAGAAGACACGCAAGACGCTGTTAATAGTGATATTGAAGCACTAACTAATTTAATCAAATCACTAGGAGGGCATCATGCCTGAATTAAATGCAGTAATTGAGCAGTTAGGAACGTCTTTTGAAGCGTTCAAGGCTGAAAACGACAAGCGTCTGGCTGAAATCGAGAAAAAAGGTTCAGTTGACGTAGTTCTAGCGGAGAAGGTTGACCGCATTAACGCCGATCTGGGTGAGCTTAACAAAATGAAAGCTCAGATTGATTCCATCGAAGCCAGCGCCGGACGTTTGCAAGGTGGTGGCAATCCTGAGCTGAACAAAGCCAAGCAAGCACACACTGAAGCTTTCAATCAGTTTTTCCGCAAAGGTGTAGACGGTGGTCTGCGTGATCTGGAAGTACAGGCCGCGTTAACGACTAATTCTGATCCTGACGGTGGCTATCTGGTTCCTGAAGAAACTGACATGGAAATTAACCGTGTTCTGGCTACCGTTTCTAGCATGAGAATGCTGGCGCGTGTTCAGCCTGTCGGTTCTGCTACTTATAAGAAGCTGCACAATGCCGGTGGTTCTACCTCTGGATGGGTCGGTGAAGAAGAAGCCAGAACTGAAACAGATACTCCGGTACTGAAGCAGATGGACTTCCCGACTATGGAACTGTATGCCAATCCTGCGGCTACTCAGTCAATGCTTGACGATGGTATGTTCGACATTGAGTCATGGCTGGCGAATGAAGTCTCTGTAGAGTTTGCTGAAGAAGAAGGCGCAGCATTTATTACTGGTAACGGTATTAAGAAGCCTCGCGGAATCCTCGGTTACACTGCGGTAGCTAATGCCTCTTATGCGTGGGGTTCGGTCGGTTACGTTGCTTCCGGTGCTTCCGGTGCATTCGTTGCGGCTCCGAATGGTGGTGATTGTCTTATTTCTTTGCAACACGCTCTGAAATCTGGCTATCGTAACAACGGCACGTTTATGATGAACGATCTGACCTTTGAAGCTGTGCGTAAACTGAAAGACTCAAACGGCGCTTATCTTTGGAGACCTGGTTTAGAGTCAGGTTCCAGCGATACCCTGCTGGGTAAGCCTGTTTCTGTTGATGACAACATGCCGGATATTGCCGCTAATAGTTATTCTATTGCATTCGGTGACTTCCAGCGCGGTTATATCATCACAGACCGTTCAGGCGCTCGCGTACTGCGTGACCCGTACACGAATAAGCCATTTGTGCATTTTTACACAACTAAGCGAGTCGGTGGCGGCATTCAGGACTTTGCGGCTATCAAACTGCTGAAATTCGCTTAATCGGAGAAAAAACATGAAAGATTTACACAACAACATTAACACCACAGGCGCAGCGAATGTCACCGTTTCCGATACTACAGCGGTAGTGTCTGGAATTGTTGATACTCAAGGCTATAACTCGCATGAGTTTGTTATTGTCACAGGTACTTTGGCAGATGCTGACGCAACATTTACCGTACTTGTAGAAGATGGTGACGACTCCGGCTTGTCCGATAATGCAGCAGTCGCAGACGCGAACCTGCTGGGAACAGAAGTTCTGGCAGCGTTTACCTTTGCTGCTGACGGTGCTACTCGCAAGATTGGATATACTGGAAACAAGCGTTATATCCGTTGCACAGTTACCCCTGTTGCGAATACGGGTTCAGCGCCGATTGCTATCGTGTGTGTTCAGGGCAACCCGAATAACGCGCCTACAGCAAACCCACCAGCGTAATGTAACCGGCGGGGAGCAATCCCCGCCATTTTTACAGGTGATTTATGTATAAGATTTTAGAAGATTTTAAAGGCTCACAGGATGGGCGTTTTGTTACTGAATTTAAAGCCGGTGAAATTGTCAATTTATCAGATGATCTTGCCTCGGTAGTGGTTGCTGATGGACGTGCAGAAAAGCATGAGCCAGAAGCAATGGAAGCACCAAAAAAACGTGGTAGAAAGGCAAAATGAGCCTGACCCGCACCTATGACGCAAGTTCCGAGACATTGTCTTTAACGGATGTTAAGAATCATTTAAGGATAACCGGAACGGATGAAGATGATGTTTTATTGCAGTTTATCGCTGCGATCAGACAAAAGACTGAAACGTACTTACGCCGGACTTTAGTCACGTCAACATGGGTGCAGACGCTGGATAACTTTCCAGAGCTAGTAAGGTTGGAAATGGGGCCGGTGCAGTCTATTACCTCAATTTC